CCCGTGACCCCGGCGACCCAGGGCCGTCAGCGCCGATTTACACACAGGAAAATTTTTGAAAGGTGAATTTAGATGGGAAGAGCTAAGAAAATGGCAACTGTAACAAGCGAGGGAAGCCGCTTGGAACGCTTGGAAAATTTAGCACTGATTCTCGCAAAACAGATTGATATATGCGCGAAAGATGCTGTTGATGGTCCAAAGACAATGCCACAGCTCTCCAGGCAATACAGAGAAACAATCAAAGAAATTGAAGAAATAAAAGGAATGGAGAAAGACGATGATGAAATCGGAGAAATCCTGTCGGCACGAAAAGCTGATGGGAAGCCAGACACCGTCCGATAGAATTGTTCCGGATTATGCTTATACGGATGGCCCTGATGCGGTAAAAGTGCTTGCGGTCGGGAAACTGATTGTGGATCCGTGGCAGAGTGAAGTGCTGAATGATTGGATGGGGCGTACAGAGGATGATGTTTGGTCAGCGCCGACATGTGGCTTATCTGTTCCAAGACAGAACGGGAAAACACTGGATACTTCCGGGCGGATTGCATCCGGAATGATCCTGTATGCAGAATGGGTTATATACACAGCTCATCTGCAGAAAACTGCAACAGAAACTTTTATGGAATTGCGCGGCTTGCTTGAAAGCAGAGGACTCCGTAAGTATGTAAAAGAAATTAAGGCGGCACTCGGAAGAGAACAGATTATTCTAAAAAATGGTGGAAGAGTAGTATTTGTTGCCAGAACCAGGAATGGAGGTCGAGGACTGCACGGTGATTGTCTTGTGTTCGATGAGGCACAGGAACTTACAAGCGAACAACAGGCTTCATTCCTGCCGGCAATATCAGCATCCAGAAATCCACAGACGATTTATTTGGGAACACCACCGGATGAGAATTGCACAGGTACAGTATTTCGGAAAATCAGAAAACGGGCAACAGAAGGCGAGAGCAAATCCACGGCCTGGACAGAATATTCCGTGAAAGAGATTGGAGATGTTACTGATCGTCGGAGATGGGCGGAGTGCAATCCGGCATTAGGGCGCAGAATGACAGAAACAACCATAGCTGCAGAGTGTGAGCAGATGGATGCGGACACATTTGCAAGAGAGCGTCTTGGCTGGTGGTCGCCAATCAATAATGATCAGGATTACGCAATTGATAAGAAGAAATGGGAAGCGTGTGCTTCAGAAAAAGAAAAGCCGGAAGGGAAAACTGCTTATGGCGTAAAGTTTTCTTCTGATGGTTCGGCGGTAGCATTATGCGGAGCTGTCTGTCCGGAGGTAGGGGAAGCGAGAATTTCGCTGATCGAGCTAAAAGCAACTGACAGAGGAATCCAGTGGCTTGCAGACTGGTTGAATCAGAGATATAAGATGGCGAGCTGTGTGGTGATCGATGGAAGAAATGGAGTTGACTTCTTGATAGAGAAGATAACACCGGTGTGGAAATATAAGCAGTCAATTGTTCGACCGGCAGCAAAAGAAGTGATAGCAGCGGCGAGTCAGCTATCACAGGAAATCAATGAACAGACTGTAACATGGTATAAATACCAAGAAATACTGAATGAGTCGGCAATTACGTCTGTAAAAAGACCGATTTCCGGTGGCTGGGGATTTGGTGGAGAAAACTCGATCCCGATTGAAGCAGCAGCACTTGCACTTTGGGGATGCAGAACATCGAAACGAAATCCGAACAGAAAGATGAGGATAGGATAATGGAGTTAAATTTTGGAAGAGTAGAAGGATTACCACCGGAAGAACAACAGTGGCTTCAAGAATTGAAATACATATATGATTATCACAGAAGTGCGAATAGGAAAAAGCGCCGTTATTATAACGGAAAAGTCACTCTGAATGAAGTGAATCTTGGGATTGCATTGCCAGCAGGTCTTGGAAAACTTGAGATTGGATGTGCCTGGGGAGCAAAAACCGTTGATGTACTTGCGGGAAGATCGATGTTTGATGGGTTTGTTACAGAAAATGGAACGAAGTCAGAAGATATGGATCAGATTATGAAAAGGAATCATTTGATAGCGGAATACAATAAAGCGGTCAAAGAAGAACTGAAATACGGTTGTGCATTTGCGGCGGTATCCGGAGAGGAAGATGATGCAAGAGTACGGTTTTACTCTCCGCATTGTGCTGCAGCTTCGTGGAATGCACACGAAGGACGCATCCGATATGGATTTGCCTTTGAAGATGCGCGAAGAGACGAGTCGGATGTTACATGGTCTCCGGAACATGTAAATTTCTATACAGACACAGATATCTGGGAGTTGGATCGAATTGGAGGTACATGGTACGCTACGCAGAATCCCCATGATTTCGGAGAGCCCCTTATGGTGGCTCTGATCTGGGACGCAACAAACGATAAACCATTTGGTCAGTCAAGGCTAAAAGAGCCGGTCCGCAGACTAATCCAGGGATATGTAAGAACAGTCGCAAATGCAACGATTGGACTGGAATTTGCCACTTCTCCACAGAAATATCTGCTCGGGGTGTCAGATGAACAATATGATATGCTGATTGATAATAAATTCAAACAGTATGTTGGAAGTATTCTCTACAGTACCAATAATCCGGAGACTGGGGAAAAGCCGAATTTCGGGCAACTTTCGCAGGGAAATATTGAACCACATGTTCAGATGCTCCGGATGCTTGCTACACAGTATTCAGCGGCAACAGGATTGGCAGTTACGGATGTTGGTGTGATAAATGATGCAAATCCGACTTCCAGTGAAGCAATTATTGCACAGTCACAGACCTTGATCCTTATGGCAGAACAGTTGAATAAATCAAATGGTGATGCATTGTATCGGATTGGACGGATGGCACTTGCAATTGAACTTGGAACGATTCCGGATGAGCTTCCGGAAGAAACACATGAGCTGATTGCACATTTTAAGAATCCGGCAATGCCAAGCGTGGCATCTACTACAGATGCAGCACTCAAAATTGCGACAGCACGACAAGGATTTGCACAGACAGATATTTTCCTTGAAATGATTGGTTTTGATCAGGCGGATATCCGGCGAATCAGGGCACAGGAGCAGAGAGCAAAAGGAGATGCTATCTTGACGGAGGAATTTGGAAATGCAGATAACGGAGAAGGCGTGGGTGGAATACATAACGAAGATGTCACAGATTAGCCAGAAAGCAGCGGATCTGATGCAGTCCTGGGTTCAAAAGAATGGACTGGAAAAAGATAAAGCACTTTTGGACTACGCCTATGCACTGTCACAACACTATGGACAGGCTATCGGTGCATTATCGTGCCAGATGTATGAAGCGACAGCGGCAGCACAGGGAGTAATAGTCCCTACGGCAGAAGTAGCAGATCTTCCGGACTATGGGGAAGTGGCGAAAGCGGTAAAGGGGACACAAAAAAAGTCACCAAACAATATTCCAGGAACGATCGCAAGGCTGGTAAAACAGGTGGGTGCAGACACAACACTGAAAAATGCGGAGCGTGATGGTGCGCAATTTGCCTGGGTGCCTCATGGAGACACCTGTGCATTCTGTATTACACTTGCATCCAGAGGATGGCAATACATGTCAAAGAAAGCCATGCGAAATGGTCATGCAGAGCACATTCATGCGCATTGCGATTGTGAATATGCAGTCAGGTTTGACGGGAAGAGTACAGTGGCTGGTTATGATCCGGATAAGTACCTAGAAGAGTATAACAATGCTGGTGGTGACATCAATGCCATGCGGAGGATTCGGTACAAGGAAAATAAGGAGGCTATTAACGCGAGAAAACGAGAATTGTATGCGAAAAGGAAGGCAAAAACTATTGAAAAGACTCCCCGTTCTGCTATAATGGAATCAGATTTAGGAATGTTTAAACAAAAACTTCGCAGTGATGGCAATATGGACAAAGAATATTACGACTGTCTAAAGGATAAATTTTCACATGGTACAGACGATGCCAAACGACTATTCACAAAATATGCTTCGGGTGATAGCATTGAAAATGCTGTGTATGAAAATACGGCTCACTATAATACTAAAACGAAAAAGATATCCATGAATTATGGCGCAGATTTAAAGAATCCACGTGGAGCTGGAGCTACATGGTTCCATGAACACGGTCATTTAGTTGATGATTTAGCTGGAAATCTATCAGATGATAAGAATTTTATTCAGTTACTGGAAAGTGATTCGTTGTCATATCGTATAGCATATGGTAAAGCACATCATTTGGGTACTTTTGATAAAGTTGATAAAGCCATTAGCGAAGAACTTGGAGATATGCGAAAAGATTCGGCAATATCAGATCTTTTTGATGGTGTAACACAAGGCAATATAATTGGATGTGCATCACATCCGAAGGAATATTGGAAAAATCGGGACAATGTTACATCCGAGGCTTTTGCACATATGTTTGAAGCACAGTTTGATAAAAAAAGATATGAACAAATGAAAAAATATTTTCCAAATGCATTGGAATATTTTGAAAAAAAGATGAAGGAGGCGTTGTAAATGAATGTTCTGAACCCAAAGTTTGAAAAAGCGCATAAGGATTTTGTACTTCATTTTGGATATTGTCCTCAGATTCCGAATGAAATCGATTTTGATCAGTCTAAATATGCGGATGATCTATTGAAAAGTGTAGCCGATAATTATGATTACACAATTGAAAAATATGGTACGCAAGTGCCTAAAAAGTATCCTAAACCGAAAATAATAATTGATTAACATCATTTGAGTGCGGACTATAAAATAACAAGAACAGTAGATACCACTGATCAGAAATGGTTGGTGGTATTTTTATGTCTATTTTTAAGAAAGAGAGAATAAAAAAATGAAAAAAGCAATGCTGAGTCAGCCAATGGCTGGAAAGACTGATGAAGAAATCGTAGCAACAAGAGAGAAAGCAATTAAGATTCTTGAAGAAAAAGGATATGAAGTTGTGAATACTCTTTTTACAGATGAATGGTACAGCAATGAATCTATGAAAGAACGTGGAGTAGTTCAGATTCCATTGTGTTTTCTTGCTAAGTCCTTAGAGAATATGTCTTTGTGTCATGCAGCGTACTTCTGCAAAGGCTGGGAGAATGCAAGAGGATGCAAGATTGAGCACGATGCTGCGGTTGCGTATGGTTTGGATATTATTTATGAGGAGTACACATATAATGGTGATAAACAGGAGTTGTATGAAGATGTGTATGGGAAATTAACTAATACATGTCACGTAAAAGAATAAATGGATAATTCTAGCACGCAGAAATGCGTGTTATTTTTATGGCAACACGTGCCTTAAACGTGGCAACTAAAAACACTCAAATCAGGAGGGAAACAAGATGGCAGATGACAAAACATTCACTCAGGCAGAAATGGATTCAATCATAGAGGGACGCCTTGCGAGAGAAAGACAGAAATATGCAGATTATGATGACCTGAAAGAAAAGGCAAGTAAGTACGATGAGTACCAGGCACAGAATAAAACGGAACTTCAGAAGGAAAAAGAAAAGTCCGATGCTCTTCAGGCAAAATTAAGCGCACTTGAAAAGAAAGACACTGTGAGACAGGTAAGAGAAAAAACAGCAAAAGACACTGGTGTACCGGTAGAATTACTGACAGGGGAAGATGAGGAAACCTGTAAAAAACAGGCAGAAGCGATTATGAAATTTGCGAAGCCAAAGAGTTATCCGGGAACTAAGGGAAACAGGAAAAAGACAACAGAGTATAACACAACGGATGATGCAATGAGAGAATTTGCACATCAGATTTTTGGTAAAGGAGAATAAAGAATATGGCAGCACTCATTAGTTCAGATTTTGAAATTCCGGCAGAGATTTCGCAGGGGATTTTTGAAAAAGCACAGAAAGGATCTACTCTGGCGCAGTTATCCGGAGCAAGACCGCAGAAATTTGGAAAGCAGCAGGTGTGGGTACTTACATCGCCACCGAAAGCAGAACTCGTAGGAGAGGCAGGGCAGAAATCGCCAACCCCAACTGCATATGCTTCTAAAACAGTAAATCCGTTCAAACTGCAGGTTACCATGAGATTTTCGCAGGAAGTACAGTGGGCAGACGAAGATGTACAGATCGGCGTACTGCAGGATCTGGCGTCAAATGCGTCAACCGCACTTGGAAGAGCATTGGATCTTGTTGGAATTCACAAAATCAATCCGCTGACAGGAACGGTATCAAGCCTTGTAAAAGAAGGGCTGGTTGACACGAAACAGAGTGTGCAGCTTGCAGGCACAAAGTATGATGAAGCAATCGAGGCGGCAGCAGGAATGATCATCTCATCTGGCTATGTACCGAGCGGTATTGCAATGGATCCAACACTTTCCTTTGGCCTTTCCACTATGAGGGATGCGGATGGAAGAAAGATTTATCCGGAAATTGGATTCGGACAGAATCTTACAAATTTTTCCGGAATGACTGCGGCAGTATCTGATACAGTTTCAGCAAAAAATGAAATCACACCAGATACGAAGTTACTTGGAATCGTAGGACAGTTTGATGCGTTTAGATGGGGAGTACAGAGATCCATTGGCGCTCACTTGATCGAATACGGTGATCCGGATGGACTTGGAGATTTGCAGAGACAGAATCAGATCGCAATTCGTGCAGAAATTGTATATGGAATTGGAATCATGGATCAGGCAGCATTTACAAAGATCGTGAAGGCGGAAAGGTAATATGAAATATTTATACAAACAAACTGGAGTTGTAGTGGAGTCTGACAATGTGTTAGACTCCACAATGTTTAAGCCAATTATTGAAGAAAAAACCGAGGATTTGATCGAGGATAGCGAAACAGAAACAGGAGTTGCAGAAGCTGAAAATACAGAAGAACCTGTGGAAGAGCTCGAAGAACCGACAGAAGACTCAGAGATTCCAGATATAGAAGAACCAGTCGAAGCAAAGAAAGAGGCATCAGCTAAGAACACCAGAAAGAGAACACAAACAGCGAAAAAGTAGGTGATACAATGGCATACGCATCAATTGAGGATGTTTGGAAACGAAAAGGAACAGATATTCCGGATACAGATTATGTAACGGCACTTTTGGAGGATGCAGCGATCATCATTGATGCATATAACCGCAATGCTACAGACGAGGCAAAGAAATTAGTGTCATGTAATATGGTTATCCGGACACTCGGAAGCAGAGAGGAAGGTGTACCTATTGGAACGACACAGACAACTACGACAGCAATGGTATATTCGCAGACCTGGACAAATGCAAATGGAAGCGGCGAATTGTATCTGACTAAATTGGATAAGAAAATCCTTGGTGTCGGGAATCGAATTGGCTATTTTAATCCATATTCGGATTTGATGCAGGAGGAAGAGGCTAATGATTAAAGGAATACCGGTGAAGCTTTACGAACGGACCGCAAGTGGGACAGATACATTCGGACATCCGATATATACAGAGGCACCTGTGACCGTGGAAGACGTGTTGGTTGCTCCGGCATCGACAACAGAAGTGCTGGATATGTTTAATATTACCGGAAAAAAAGCAGTCTACAATATCGCAATTCCAAAAGGAGATACGCATACCTGGCAAGACTGCAGAGTGGATTTTTTTGGTGCGTCATGGCGGGTAATTGGCTTCCCTCAACAGGGAATTGAAGAAAATATTCCAGGAAGATGGAATCAGAGATGGATGGTGGAGCGTTATGGCTAAAACGAAAGTTGAGTTAAATCGATCCGGTGTAAGAGAGTTGATGAAATCTGCAGAGATGCAGGCAATTTTGCTGGAACAGGCAAATCAAATATCATCAGATGCAGAGAAAGAGTCGTATGTGGCGCAAACGAGAGCGATTGTAAAAATAAATGGAGACGACGGCAACAATAGCTTGCTGAAAGCAATGGGTAGAAAAAAATGATCGAGGAAAAAGTTAGAGAATATCTGGAAGACAAGCTTGATATTCCGGTAAGGATGGAAGAAGAACCGGGATTTCCAGAGGAATATGTACTAATTGAAAAGACTGGATCTGGCGAAGAAAATCATATTGCATCAGCAACTCTTGCTATCCAGTCTTATTCAGGATCCCTTTATGGGGCGGCATCACTCAATGAAAGAGTGAAAGAAGCAATGGAAAAAATTGTTGAAATGGATGATATCAGTAAGTGCCAGCTTAACAGCGACTACAATTATACGGATACAACAAGGAAGAAATATCGGTATCAGGCTGTATATGATATGGTTCATTTCTGATGAAGGAGGATAAAAATGTCAGATGCTAAAAATGTAAGTACAGGTAAGCCGAAAGTAGGCGGCGCGATTTTTAGAGCACCGCTCGGAACAACATTGCCAACAGATGCAACCACAGCATTAAATGCAGCATTTAAGTCACTTGGATATTGCTCGGAGGATGGATTCGCTAATTCTAATAGTCCGGAAACTGACAACAAAAATGCTTGGGGCGGCGATACTGTATTGAATATGCAGACCAGTAAGAAAGATAATTTTAAGTTTACGATGATCGAAGCCTTGAATGTAGAGGTCCTGAAGAGTGTTTACGGAGATGATAATGTTACCGGAACACTTGAGGAAGGGATTACGGTAAAAGTAAATGCAGATGAAGCGGAACAGAATGCGTGGGCTGTGGATATGATTCTGAAAGACGCAGTGAAGCGTATCGTTATTCCGTGTGCAAGCATTACGGAAGTCGGAGACATTGTATATAAGGACGATGATGCGATTGGATACGAGACAACGTTATCGGCAGTACCGGATGCGGACGGACAGACACATTACGAATATATTAAGGGGAATAAGAAATAATGAAGGGAAAAACAAGCAGTGGTTTTGAGTATGAGTTAGATGAAGCGGCGTTGGATGATTATGAACTTCTGGAAGATCTGTGCGAAATGGATGAAGGGGACATGACAAAAACGATCAGCGTATTAAACCGTCTTCTTGGAACAGAACAAAAAGAACTCCTGAAAGAACATTTGCGAATGGAGAATGGAAGGGTTCCGGCGTCGAAAATGATGAATGAAATCGGAGAAATTTTCGGAAATGTAAAAGAAGGAAAAAACTCTTAGCCCTCGCCTACATGCTTAATCTTGACAAGGACGCACTTTTGTGCGATCTTGCAGAAACATATCGCATTTATGATTATAAGTCGTTGCCGTGCAGAATGGTAGCGACTTTTTCTTGTGGGTTGAGGGAAAATTCGAGAATTAAAATGAAAATAGCAGGGATTGAGCCGATACCGGAACAAATGCTTATGGCGGCTATTGCGGATGGAACGCGCACGACTGCCTGGCTGCAATCTGAGGATGGAGCGACCGGGAAAAACCGTCCGAAGTCATTGCTTGGAATGATCTTGGGCGATGGAAAGGAAAAATCTAAAGAAATTCAGACATTTGATTCTGGAGAAGATTTTGAGAGAGAATGGGCGAGATTGACGGGAAAGGAGGAATAAGATGGCTACAGAACTGGCAAAGGCATATGTGCAGATCATACCGTCCTCCGAAGGAATACAAGGAAGAATTCGGAAAGAATTAGAGCCAGAAGCGGACTCTGCTGGAAGTTCTTTCGGCGGGAAAATGGTTGGCATGATAAAAAAAGTAATTGCTACTGCAGCTATAGGAAAAGCTTTGTCGGCGAGCATCAGTGAAGGTGCAGCACTCGAACAGAGTCTTGGTGGAATCGAAACATTATTTAAAGATTCTGCCGATAAAGTGAAAGCAAATGCGGCAAAAGCATACCAGACAGCAGGGATGAGTGCAAATGACTACATGGAACTAACTACAAGCTTTTCAGCGAGCCTTCTTAGTTCCCTTGCTGGCGACACCTCCAAAGCTGCAGATGTGGCAGATATGGCAATGGTAGATATGTCTGATAATGCAAATAAGATGGGAACCAACATGGAAGACATCAAAAATGCATATCAGGGATTTGCAAAGCAGAACTATACGATGCTGGACAATCTGAAGCTTGGATATGGCGGTACGAAGTCGGAGATGGAGCGTCTCTTGGCAGATGCACAGAAAATCAGTGGCGTGGAATACAATATTGATAATCTATCAGATGTCTACAGCGCAATTCACGTAATCCAGGGACAGTTGGACATTACCGGAACGACAGCAAAAGAAGCGGCAACGACTATATCTGGATCGTTCAACCAGATGAAAGCAGCGGCTAAAAATGTAATGGGAGAAATTGCTCTGGGAATGGATGTAGGACCGGCACTTAATGAACTGGCGAATACGATCATAACCTTTGCAGTTGGAAATCTGCTTCCGGCAGTATGGAATGTTATATCTGCGCTTCCATCAGCAATCGTTACATTTGTAACGGCACTCGGTCCACAACTGTTTGCTGCAGTGTCTGGACTGATTCCACAAATTGCAAGCGGAATCACAACAGGAATACCGACTCTTTATCAGAGCGCAATGCAGCTTATGGATCAGTTTAATATCGGAATTCAGGAGCAGCTTCCGACTTTATTGCAGAAGGGTGTAGATTTTATAAGCAACATCGTCAACGGAATTTTGCAAAATTTACCGCAAGTAATAACGATGGCAGGAAATGTGATCACGTATTTTGTCAACACGATTATTTCTATGCTTCCAACTGTTTTAAGCGCAGGTGCAAGACTGCTTTTAAGGTTAGTAAATGGAATCATAAACAATTTGCCACAGATCACCCAGGCAGCAGTGACTGCAATCGTGCGTTTTGTAGCGTCAATTGGACAGAATCTTCCACAGATTCTTCAGAGTGGCATTACGATTATCGCTAAGCTGGAAGCAGGCTTGATACGCGCTATTCCGAATTTGGTCGGACAGATACCGGCGATCATCAGTGCAATTGTGAATGCTTTTACGAGCCAGAACTGGGGAAGTATTGGAATCAATATCATAAGCGGTATCGCATCCGGACTTCGTTCGGCGGCACATATGCTATGGGATGCTGTAAAAGGTGTTCTTGGTGGATTTAAAGAAAATGTTCTGGCATTCTTCGGAATTCACTCACCGTCACGTTGGGGAGCTTATGTTGGAGAGATGATCGATACCGGAATTGCGAATGGATTGATTGGCAAGACAACATTAGTATCCAATGCGGCAGCAGAGCTTCAGAAGTCTGTAAAAAAACCAATTGGAACAAGTATGGACCTTGCAATTTCTGGCAAAAGCAGCACTGATAGTCAGAACAGCACGATTGCAGAGAAGCTGGAAGCATTACTGGAATATTTAAAAACAACATCCAGACGTGGAGACGGCAGTATAGTTATAAATTTAAATGACAGAGAAGTAGCAAGAGCTTTGAGAGAAATGGGGGTTGTGTTTGAATGATCGAGATTAAATATGTATGCTCCAATGGAGAAGAATACAATCTGATCGGAGACAAAATGAGAGCAACCTCCGGATATTTCCATGCTTATGAGTGGACACCCAATACAACAGAAAGAGAAATGGGTGTAACGGTGAATGCTTTTGAAAAAGAACCGGTGACGTATGACATTACTCTTACCGTGAGAGGCAAAGAAAAAGAAAGAAAGCAGATCCTTAATAAGCTTACGAATGCTTTTGAATACGATGTGGTCAATCTGACTCCAGGAAGAATTTACTATGGCGAATACTACATTGATGGATATGTAAAAAAATCAAGCAATGAAGTATCGGGTGAAAATAATAGTCGTACAGATTGCAAGATAGAAATATACTGCCCGTATCCATTCTGGTCGATGGAGCAACAGGCAAGCTTTTATCCTGATTCTACAAATAAAGGAAAGCCGTATACATTCTTAGACTATCCGATAACGTATAATTATGATTATTCAAGAAAGAGTGCCGGAACGCAGAACTGGATTATCGATCATTTCCGAGATAATAACTTTGAAATGGTAATATATGGTCCATGCGCTGATCCGAGAATACTGATAAACGGTTATCCTTATCAGATTTATGAGACGTTAGAAGCAGGTGAATATATATTAATCGCCAGCAGAGAGAAGACGATCACAAAGCATCTGAGAAATGGAACTGTGCAAAATATTTTCGCAAAAAGAGCGAAAGACAAAAGCGTATTTGCACTGATTCCGTCTGGCGTACTGACTCTTAACTGGAGTGGTGAATTCGGCTTTGATATTAAGGTATACAAAGAAAGGAGCGTGCCGGAATGGAACTGATCTATACGGATCCGATTGGCAAAGAGCTCGGATATATCTTAAATGCAAATGTAGACATGGAAATCGGAGAAGATGAGAAAAGCTCAATCAATGATTTTGAGATCGAATTTAAGAGATCCGGTTGGAATGGTACGGTTGAGTTCGGAAGTCAGGTGTATGTCCCAGATACTGAGTATGGTGGAATTGTGCAGGAGTTATATACGAGTACCAAATCAAACAGTATTACAGTAAAGGGATATACCTGGCGGGGAATGATGACAAAGAAGGTGATACAGCCGGAAAGTAATCAGGACTATGCAGTAGAATCCGGAGAACTTAACCAGATAATTCAGAGAAGAGTTCAGGAAGCATTTCCTGGGCTCTTTTATGGAGTAGCGGAAGACACAGGTGTACAGGTGAAGAATTACCAGTTTGACCGTTATTGTACACTGCATGCTGGATTACAAAAACTGCTGAAATCAGTAGGATATCGCATGGAAATAAAGTATATTCAGTCGGAGAAAACTGAGTCAGGATATGTACAGGTAAGAGCAGTTCCTATCGTAGATTATTCGTCAGAATATGAGTTCTCAAATGATAACAATATGCATTTCACAATGGACAACAATAAAAGAGGAACAAATCACCTGATCTGTCTTGGAAAAGGAGAATTGAAAGACCGCTTGGTGATCCATCTTTATATTGATGGACAGGGAAATATTAGTCAGACACAGTATTTCTTTGGAATTAATGAGATAGCTGAAATATATGACAGTTCTGGCTCTGAGTATGAAGATCTTCTGAAGAATGGAACAGAAAAGCTGTTAAAGTCAAAAAGCAAAACAGAATACGATATGACAATGGAGAAAATCGAAGGAACGATGGATATTGGAGATATTGTAGGTGGAAGAGATTATCTTACCGGTGCGAGTATGAAAAAGCCAATCGGAAGGAAGATATGGACTGTTTCGGAGGGAAAAGAGAAAGTAGAGTATAAACTGGAAGGAGAAACATAAATGGATATTATTACAGGATATGTCGGAAGTCCTCATGTTACAGCAGAACAGGACCGGGATATAAATATTGGAATCTTTGGAGCAGAATCCTATGTGTTGCGGACGGGATCCCGGTTAAAAGCAGAAGTTTCATCAAATAATGAAATCAAGATCAGAGATGGCGTTATTATGCATCAGGGATGCGCTGCATCGATAAAAAAGAACACCTATGATTCTCTTACAATTGTGAATGGATCACAGGGAATGAAACGAATAGATCTTATTGTTGCGAGATACAGCAGAAATCAGAGCACAAAAGTAGAATCACTTACGCTGAAAGTAATTCAGGGTACACCAGTTACAGGAACGCCTTCAGCACCAGGATATACACCAGGAGATATTCAGGCGGGGGATCTGATTGCAGACATGCCGCTGTATCAGGTCACGATTAATGGACTAAATATTACAGAGGTGAAACAGGTGTTCAATGTGGTTGATACATTTGCTGAATTAAATGGCAAATTGTCGAAGAAAGTAGATACTACTACTGTAGGAGTAGAAATTCCTGAATCATTTACAGGACAGTATCTAAATTCAGCACCAATCTATCAGAAAATGATAAATATTGGAACATTACCGAATAATACTACAAAGTCTATAAATACAGGTATTACCGATGCCAATTATATCTGGATTGATGCAGAAAATAGTTTTGCATTTAGTGGCGGTGCAAGTTATCCCATCCCATATGTGGATCCAAAAGCTGTTGCCAATTCTATCGGCGTTAGAATAACGGGGTATGGAGCAAATATCATCGTGTCAACTGGAACTAACTGGAGCAGCTACGCCGGATTAGTGACTGTTAAATACACGAAGAAATGAGGGGATTAAATGATACGAGGAACAACACCTGTTCTAGAATTTGAACTACCATTTGATACAGAACTGATTGCAGAAGCGTATGTAACGATATCCCAGAACCAGAAAGCAGTTTTTGAAAAGAATTTTGCAGAATGTATCCATTCAGGAAAGTTACTGAAAGTAAATCTGTCACAGGAAGACACTCTGAAATTGGAATCATGTTGTAATTCACATGCTGAAATACAGGTACAAAGTCTGACGGATGAGCAGGCACTTACCGTGAAAGATATCTATCCTGTATGGGATGAGAATGGTGTGTCATATCAGAAAGACTTCTATTTGACACATAACGGAAAACTGTATAAGGTTCTGCAGGCACATACATCACAGTCGGACTGGGTGCCGGATGCGGCACCGTCACTCTTTGCAGAGGTGCTCCCGGGACAGGACGGTACTGGGATTGGAGCGTGGGCACAGCCGGGATCTACAAATCCGTATATGGCCGGAGACCGGGTGACACACAACGGCAAAACATATGAATCCTTAGTGGATAATAATGTATGGGAGCCCGGTGCGCAGGGATCAGAAGCACTGTGGAAGGAAATAGAAACAGAATAAGAAAGGCGGGTAGCATATGACAGAAATCAAAGAGGTGAAAGCAGAGAAAACCACAGTGAATGCCGGGGAGCGAATTCATATATCATTTGAATTTTGGTACGATCAGGACTATCCATATGATTACCCGCACGACTATCCAATTTCAAGCGAAAGAAAGTGAGGAAGAAACACATGAGTGATATTGTAAGGGCTTATGCCAAATACAAAGGGCAGCAGTACAATGCATCTTACAACTCCGGGACGCAGAAGTGGAGCGTGGACATCCCGTCCGGATCAGAATCATCTTACAGCCAGTCGAATCATACATACCCGATTGAGCTGCATGCATTCGACGCGGCGGGCAACGAGACGATCATGTACGCTACGGACGACACATACGGGGATCAACTGAAATTCCGTGTCCTTGAGAAAACGAAGCCGACTGTGACTATCAAGTCTCCGACGCATGGCAGCGTGCTTGGAAGCGCGACGCAGGATATTGTCATGGAGCTTTCCGATGCCGGCGGATCTGGTCTCAACATGGCGTCCGTAATCTTCAAGGTCAACGGCGTTCAGGTAACACAGGGACTGTCTTGGAGCGATTCAGGTGGAAAGAAGACCTGCACGTATCATGCAACCAACCTGTCAGACGGTTCCAACAGTGTCAGCCTGCAGGTGTCCGATAATGACGGCAATGTTTCTGACGTTGCGACAGTATCCTTTGTGATCAGTACATCCGCGCCTACGCTAAACATTACGAGTCCTAAAGAAGGACTGCTGACGAACAGCAAAAAGGTTACGGTATCAGGTACGGCGACGGCCGGGTCTGACGCGGTAACTCTCTCTAAGGTAACTATTAACGGAGAGGAAGTAGCAGTCGGTGAAGGCGGCGCATTCTCGAAAGAAATTACCCTTAATGAGGGCGCGAATACAATTTCTATTATCGCTGAGGACAGTATCGGGAAGACAACAAAGGTTGATAGGCATGTTACAGTCGATACCAAGGCACCGATCATCAGCGATGTCGAGGCAGAAGCGACCACAGTTGACGCCAACAGCACGATCCACCTGACCTTCAAGGTTGTGGATCCGGCAGAATGAAATGATCATCAGGGTATGGGGCATAGTGAACTCTATTGAGGTGGAGTTTACGCCCATCCCGGACCGTCCGGGGTACTGGGAGGGAACCGCCCCACGAATGCCGGGACTGCAGGAAATCGAGATCTGGGCGGAGAGTAGCACAGGAGCAAGAGGGCATTTACAATGCGAAGTGATGATCGAATATCATGCCCACACTGAGGCGCAACTGCTCCAGGATTGTACAGAGGCGGATTTGGTCGGACCGAAGCGGGAAGTCAGATTGCTGTTGCTGCCGTGGGTAGCACGGCTCGTCACTCTCCGGGAAACACAAGTCCTGCAGGAAAACTATAATGCGCGGCTGAAATGCTGCAGAAAGGCGGTGCGTCATGGATAGTGCTATATTTGAGCTTGGGGAAAAGAAATATGTATGCATCAGCGTCAGGAGTACATGCGGGAAGCCATTTGATGTGACTTCTGCGAAATACATCCTGAAAAACGGAGATGAGAAAGAAGCATCAGGAGAGTGCGAGATCAGCAAGCGAGATAATAAAGAGACAATCCTGTCTGCATTGATTCAGCCAATGATCAAGGGAGCGACGTACATATTGGAGTACACATACGAGATACCACCGGAGATTATCAAGCATGTTGTGAGGGTAATGGTGAAATAAGGCAGGTGATACATATGAGCATCAGAGACAGACCGTGAACCGGTCTTATTTTTATGCATAAATTATATGGAGGTATAGACCCGTGTATATAAGCATAGGGACAATTATTACGGTAGGCAGCTTGATTGGTGCGCTGGGAGTGATCGGAGGAGTGCTGATTGCAGCATATAAATTCTTTAAAAAGCCGGAAGAGCTCGAGAAGAAGATCAAAAAGATCCGAGCAACCCATGAAGAGGACATCCGGAAGATCAACGAAGAACAGTGCCTAATTACCTACGGGCTTCTCGCCTGCCTGAAAGGACTCAAGGAAAAGGGTTGCAACGGTCCTGTAACGGAAGCCATAAATAAGATTGAGAAGCACCTGAACAAACAGGCGCATGATATGGAGGAATGACTATGAACATGGAAGTGTTAATGCAGTATATGAGTTACATTTTGACAGGAATCGGAGTACTGGCCTTTTTAGTCAGTGCGATTGTACAGACGATTAAGGAAATGCCAGAACTGAAGAAAGTACAGACAAATGCTGTGGCACTGACCACATCACTGATTCTGACACCGGCATCAGTAATTGTGTTGTGCACCTATTATCAGATAGTAATTGAGTGGTATTATATTTTTGCATCATTCATTGCTGCTTTTATAGTTTACCTGGTCAGCACAGGTGGCTGGGAACGTGTAACAGAAATGTGGGATCGGAATGCATATAAGAAAAAGTAGAATTGTACCGGTGCAAGAGATGCATAGAAGACATGAAAGGAAGAGTAATATGAAGTTATTTATTATTTGTGGACACGGTGAAGGGGATCCTGGAGCCGATGGTGGTGGATATACAGAAGCAGAACGTGTCAGAGCGTTGGCCGCCAAAATTAAAGAACTTGGCGGAGAAGCGGTCATTCTTGGGGATACGAGTAAAAACTGGTACAGAGATAAGCTGATAAGTACTTACAACTTCTCGGAAGATTCAAACATTTTAGAGCTGCATATGGATGCAGGCGGTGGATCGGCACGAGGCGGACATATCATCATCAAAGAGGGATTCGCTCCAGACGAATACGATTTGTCACTTGCTCTTTTTATCTCTACATTAATGCCGGGAAGAGCCGAGAATATCAAGTATCGTTCTGACTTGGCAAATGTAAACCGGGCTGCCAAGAGAGGGCTGAATTATCGTTTAATGGAATGCGGATTTATTGACAATGATCAGGACAGAAAAATTTTTAATGATCATATTGCGGAAATCGCGGAAGGAATCCTCAGGGCTTTCGGAATTATTGTGACGAAAAAAACGACGGGAAAATGGATAAAAGACAAAGTCGGTGACTGGTGGCAGGATCCGGATGGAAGCTATCCACGGAACTGTTGGAGAAAAATAGCAGGGACATTTTACTGGTTTAACGAGAAAGGGTACGTTGTCCAGAATCAGTGGATTCAGTACCAGGGAAAATTCTACTGGCTTAACGGAACAGGGGGAATGCGGACCGGCTGGAATAAGATTGACGGGGAATGGTACTTCCTGAATGATGGAGTAGTCGCACCAAAGAAACCGGTTGGGGCTATGTTAACCGGTTGGGTTCTGGCAGGTGGAAACTATTTCTATCTACGACCGAAGAGAGAAGGAAAACATGCACAGGGAACACTACTGGAAGGTGAGTTAAAAGGATATGCCGGTAACGACTATTATCTTGTTAAATCCGGAGAAGACAGACGTTATCAGACAGGCCAGATGCTTACCGGATGGAGACAGGCAGGAGATGATTATTACTGGTACAATATGAAAGCAACATCGGCATCTCCGCTCGGTGCCATGTATAAGAACAAATGGCTGAGCCTTAAGGAAGCTGATTACTATTTTAAATCAGACGGCAAGATGGCGAAAAATGAAACGCTAACGATCAACGGAAAGAAGTACACATTCGGTCCGACAGGATATCTGCAGTAATAAGATCCCCGGAGTGGTAAGCTCCGGGGTGAATATTGTATCATCTGATTTCGTGTTGCATTTTGATGCATTTCGTGTTGCATAGGATTGTAAAATAACTGAAATATTTCTAATATGCTAGAATGATTCTAAATAATAAAAATGCGGGAACCCCTTGATTTATAAGGGATATCCCGCATTCGTTGTAAATTCACACTTTCATTGAAAAGTGGACCTGGCGGGAATCGAACCCAAATGAAAAACGCTAAAAGTGGCGGTTTTATCACGCTTTCTTCGGTTCGTGTTGCATTTCGTGTTGCATGATTTGAGTGAAATGCTCGTTTATCTTGTCAGTAAACTTCTTTTCCTCAGACTCAATGGTGCCACGATATACCTTTTTGAGTACCTTGTCGGATTTCCAACCACCACGCTTCATGATGTACTGATCCGGAATATTAAGGGCATGCATGATGGATGCAGTGTAGTGACGGAGATCATGATATCGAAACTCTGGAATACCGGCAGAGCGTAGCACCTTCTTGAAGTTCTTGGACAAGTCTTCCGGGTGCATCTTAACAAGCGGACCACTTTCAATATCATCAAATTTTCTGATTACAAATTCAGGCATGATCACATGTCTGCAACTACTCTGTGTCTTAGGAGCTTTGGTCACGATTCCTTTTCTACCACGTACACGTGTCTCTCTGATCCGAATAGAGTTCCCAGTGATGTCTTCCTTTGTTAGACCAAACACTTCTCCTCTTCGAAGACTTCCAAACGCTGCAAGGAGTACAGCCTTTTCCATCTCAGTTCCCTCAATGTAGTTAATCAGCTTTTCGATATCCTTATCAGACGGAACATATCCGTCAAAATCCTTTGGAGCTGGTAACGTGACTCTAAATATCGTTCCAGGAGAATACATCCCTATGACAGCCGTAAATAGTCCATAAGCGTTCTTTACTGTCTTAGGTGATAACTTTATCGAGATTGCATTTACCCACGCTTGTACGTCCTCTTGGGACAGCTTACGTAGGCTTATGTTCTCGATTTGCTTTATCTGATTCCTTACGATTGTTTCATATCCACGCAATGTGGTTTCAGACAGTACATTCTCTTTTAATTTAATGTAATTAGTGAACGCTTCTTTTACTGTCCAGTTCTCAGGACGTTTCTTCCGGTCCTTTTCTGCGAGGAATTGCGCAGCCTGTGCTTCAGCTGACTGCTTTCCACGTTTACCCGGAAGATCACTGGTGAATGATTCATAGATTCTTTTCTGCTTCTGCTTTTTTGTTTCCGGATCAATGACTGGTTTTCCATCCTTATCCACCACATTTTCATAGTGTGAGAATACCAGACATCTCCATGATCCGGAAGGTAACTTCTTAGCTGTTGCCATATAATCATCTCCTTTAAAGAATGGTATAAAAATAACAGCCTAGCAATAGAACAACAGTTCTAATTGATTGACTGCCCCGAAGATGATACAATATTCATTGGATTTAAGTGTATCTCTTCGGAGTTACCAAAAGAAGCATATTGACGTATGTTTCTTCCAGTTGACCGTTCCTGTTGGCGCAGGAGCGGTTATTTTTATTTCAACAGATCTGCAATACGGATCTTAAGGTCATCATAGATTCCAACAGGAATCTCATCATCAAAAGAATATTGATTGAAGTCTTCTATATCACCAAAGAGGTAAGTCTGAACAGTCTCTTTCATTGGATTCACGATCCAGTATTCACGAACACCGGCTGTGCGGTATTTAAACAGCTTGGTGAGGTAATCCATACGCTGACTGCTTGGTGATACGATTTCAATAATGAAATCCGGGGCACCATTGCATCCACGGTCATTAATCCGGTTTGGATCACAGATTACGGAGATATCAGGCTCTACATAATTATGATCATCCTGATTAAGAAATACAGCAAATGGAGCAGGCAGAACTTCGCAAGGACCTCCATGGGATTTAATATAATCTCGGATTGTTGCGGAAAGTTCCATTACAAGTTTCTGATGAAGATAACTCGGTGGAGCCATGTCATAGATCTGCCCATCGATCAGTTCTGCACGCTGCCCATCAGGAAGAGCGTAGATATCTTCAACAGTGTAGTTGTTTGATTTTGGTAATGGCATGTGATCACGTCCTTTCCTGGAAATGAATAAAAATGTTCAATTTAATAACAATTTTTGCAAGGTCTTGATTTCCCACTTTCAGATATAGTTCCGTTATATATTGTTTTAGAGCGACCTAAACTTGGACAGTCAGGTGTTGAATGATATACTTCTCCGTTTGGAGTCCAATATACAGTTTCGCTTGTGGTAGTTTGCGTTTGTTGCTGAGCTTCAGCTTGCGCTTGTTGTTGAGCCTCAGCCTCGGCTTGAGCTTGCCGTTGAGCTTCCGCTTCGGCTTCAGCTTGGGCAGCAGCCTGAGCTTTTGCTTCTTCTTCAGCTTTTTTTCTTGCTGCTTCCTCCTCGGCTTCTTTGGCAGCTTTTTCTTCAGCTTCTTTCTGTGCTTTAGCAGCAGCGATTGCTTTCTTATCCTCTACTTTTATTACAAGTTCATTACTTTTAATTTCATTATGTTCAGCCCAAATTTCATAAGAACCAGATGATGAAGAGCGGAAGGTGATTTTTCCGTTTTCAATATTTAATTTTCCACCGGTACATTTGAAATCACTATCAGATAATTGGTAATCATTTGGTGTGGTACTGACTGTTATTGTAACTTCTTGATTGATATCATATGCACTGGTTGTATTTGCACTTAGAGAAATTTCCTCTAAGCTATCAGGAGAAAATAATCCTATAATAGCAAAAAACAAGATAAATGCAGTAACTGCAAATTTAACAGGCTTTTTCCAGTCAGTATATTTCCACATGAGGAATAGACCTACTGGGAAAAATAGAATTATTAATGCAATGATCCATCCAGTTTTTTGATACCATTTTTTGTTATTCCCGTTATAATCAGGAAAATTGTTTTGAAACATGTTCGGTCCTCCTTGGTTTGTAGTTTTTTTGGATGAGGTGCGACTTCCGGTAGACATGGTATAAGATATACCAGTTCCGGGGATTCCTACAGAAGCAGTCTTCTTTCCCTTGGAATTGACCGTGTAATGAGCTCCACGTTTGCCAAATGTTATACTGGTGCTGTTCTTATTCAGATTTAATTTGACTCCGGGAGCAATTTTGAAGCTCTTTCTAAAACGCAGCCCCATAGTTCCTCACTCCTTTGTAAACCTGCCGATCAGGAACACCACAATCCTAATCAGAATCTGCTTAGAATATTTTTAAGCAGACCTTCCCATAATAAGCACATGAAAATATTAATATCTAAAATCATGTACGAAAGAAATCTGTCTGCCCGCCAGGTAGCGATTCTGTCGAATATAACAAAATCGTCAGTTCAGAAGATCATGAACGAGGATTCCAATCCTACGATCAGAACACTTGAGAAGCTGGCAGAAGGCTTGAAATGTAAGATTTCAGACCTGTACGAATCAGATTATCAATAAGTGTCCACTATAGTAGACGATTGAAAAATATCCCGTAATTTTCCAGCAAAACCAGTGTTTACTTTGTATAATGGTAACAAGCAAACAGAGAAAAGAACAAATGTTCGATAAAACTATTGAAATAATGAAACAGTTGTCGTATCATTAAATCAAGGGATTTCGAACGTGTTCTTGCTGGGAACGGAGGGTCTTACATATGAATAAAGATGATCACAAAAAACAACAGGATATCAACTTTATTGTTGAATTACTTCAAAAGGAACCCTTGGATAAGGTACGGGAAGTACTGGTATTTATCCAGAATTACCTGCAGAAGTAATTTGAAAGAGTCAGTTTTTACTGGCTCTTTTTTAAGTTGTCGATATACTGCAAAGCAATTTTTTCCAATGTTGTTTTGCTCACATCATCTAATTGCTCATATGTAACAATTAACGTTTGGATAGCATTTGCAATGACTGAATCCTTATCTTTCAAAAGCAGAGCAGTATATTTCATGATTTTTTGCTGCTCCGTCAGCTGCTCAAACATTTCACCTTCACCAGTCCGAAGCCATTCTTCACTTACATCAAATTCTCTACATATAGAAAAGATAACTCTGTCAGTAATGGCATTAATGCCACATTCCCATTGACCGACGGTATTTCTTTTGACGCCTAGTTTATCGGCAAATTTCTGCTGCGTTAAATCCAAAACTTTTCGCAACTGTTTGATTCGTTCGTTCATTTCGTATACTCACCTCGCTTTCTGATTCTGATTATACAGCACTCAGAATAGAAAATCAACAAAAAAGTCTTTAAAACAACAAAAAGCCATTAAAACAACAAAAAACATTGACAAATGCTATTTGATGACATACAATAGCCATGTAAAGACAAAACAAATGCCATTACAACAGAACAGCGGACTGCATTGGAGCAGAGTTGACAGTTACCGGAACATCAAAATTTCTTTTCTAAATAGGCAGACATTGTGGAGAAGTCATTACCTGTATAGGTAAAATTCAACAATTTATATCCGAGTTTTTCGTATTTACGGATAAGTTCGTTGGATTTTACGATTTTGTAAATCTTCAATATATCACCTCCTAGAGGCGATTTGCAGTCCGCAACAACATTATAACAGAAAGGAGAAGTTTTATGCTGAACTTAGAAGAAAAGAAAGAAGCGGAAATCAAGAACATGGTAGCTATCCTGAAGCAGATTGATCTTCCGGATATCCTCTTATTAACAAGGGATGCGAATACACTCTTGATGCGGCAGATGGAAGCGGATACGCCGAGAGCACACTTATCTGTGAACAAGATCAAGAATGGGTATGCGGAGTGTAATGTGCGCCTCACGGCAGCAGGGCACGAAAAATAATGCCCTGCATGATATTACTTTTTATCAAGAAGTCGCTGATATGCAGTCTCGACCATATCTTGCCATGATGCAAATTCAGAATTATTTTGAATTGCATTATCGAAGTATGCATCATCTTGTAGCTTGTCAAGATCGGTCTGAGATGTAATGTCACAACCAATCATTTCACAAAAGTCAGTGAAATTAGAGGCTTTGGTGAATTCAGATATGAAAGAGTCTGGGAATATTTCATAAACGCTGGAATCAGATAAGTAATCAAGTCGTTTTTGAACATCATCAGAATAATCACCAACAGCTAAACGTATTTGTGCCATATGGGAATCTCCTTTCTTTTATTACTCGGATACAGCAATATCCTGTAAAAGAAGTATAGGAGAAAACTGAATTATTTGCAACAGATGAAGAGGGAGAGGTGAGGAAAGATGGCGTTATTAATCAGTGTTATAGCTGCAATTTTATTTATGACAAAGTGGGGAATAGAAAGAGCAAGAATAAAAGCGTTGATATATTTTATTGTTGACAGAGGATACACTCCACCAACTAAACAAGAAATGATGGAGTGTATCAAAATAGTGACACAGAAGACAGTAGAAAAATGGACTAAAAATTAAATTTTGAGATTTCTTCAGGAAGGTATTTGTTTGCAAGAGATGTTGTTACACCTTCGGCAATGGCAGAAACGACTTTAAGACTTGCGCCACCGATTTTATTTAGAAGTGATTGTGTATGTTTCCAATTTTCTTCGGTTCTTGTATTGGCAATAAAATCGTGTCCAAGAGGTTCAAGACAACAATCGAAATGAGTATATCCCCATGCTTTTGTAGTAGAAACATCTGATAAAAGTTTTGCTTTTATACAGTATTGAACATGATATAGGATCTGATCGATATCATATGCAGAAAGATAGTCACTATAGTAATCATATTGAGTATCGTCAAAAGATACGGGTTCATAGATTGTTTCGTATTCTTCTACAGTAAAAAGAATAGCACGGATGCAGGCAATATCAAGTTTCATTAAAAATCTCCTTTCTTTTGTACTCGGCATGGCAGTGCCTGTAAGGAAAGTATAGGAGAAGAAATAGAAAATAGCAAGTGAGGTGAAAAACAATGATAAACAAACTTAATTATGGAAAAGTAAACGGAGATTCCGAAGAGTTGCACGCACTGAAAGGCTTTAAGGTCTTAGCTGTTGGCAACGGAACAATCGGAGAAGAGTGTGCGTTGAGAATCATGCTGATGAACGAGAACAACGTTGCTGTTGATTTAAGCATCACAGAAGACGGAGCGTACCTCAGCGATTTCTACGCACTGACAGAGGACATGATTCCACGCACTTATGATGACTAGAGAGGTGAGAAGAGATGCCAAAATTAAAAATATCTGACAGGGAAAGGCAGAACAGAATACTTATTGCGATCATACAATCAGGCAAGACGATGGAAGACATCAACATGGGAAAGCTTTCCAAGCTGACAGGAATCCCAATGAGTACTCTCTACCAGAGATTTGGTATGCCGGAAGATATTCGGCTTGGAGAACTGAGGGAGATCTTGAGGGTACTTAAAATTTCTGAATCAGAAAAAGAACGAATAGGAAGAGAAGTGATTTGAGCGTGGAAGATTGCTGCTACTGCAGATACAGAAACAGTTGCATGGAACGCAGTCGCTGTTATCCGTGCGCATCATACAAAAAGGAAGGAGGGCGCAGCGGATGTATATCATTACAGCAAAACACAAAGGAAATAAAATCACAAGAAAAGCATTCAGTGACACTCAGGCATTCGTAATCATAAATCAGCTGTCGCGTGAGGGATGCACTGAAATAGGAATAAAAGAAGAAAACCATACAGAAGGTGAGAAATGAGCCAGAAACGAGGAAGAAGGGAGAAAGACCACATATGGATTATCAGATGGACGAAAACACAGGAACTGGGCTGTTGCTCTGGGACATGGGAAGAGGCGAACGAGTACGCCAGGAAGAAGAACAAAGGAGAATACATCATATTAGAATGAGCCTTTGGAGAACAAGGTTTATCACAGGCGTTGGAATGCTTGTTGGACTCTTCTATGCTTCCGGAGCAGCAATTACATATTCCATATCGGTCAAAGCACCGGAGTCAACGCTGGAGCGCGTCCTGATCGGACTGGCTGCATCAGCAAGCTTCTACGCGCTGAATTCGATCGCAAGGACGCTGGAAAAACAGATAAAAAAATAACACTTCCGGAGGTAACGGAAGTGTTGAATGCAAGACTTTTGTCTCGCAGATATTAAAGACATTATTATCTTAACATCTATGGGGCAGGAAGTCAAGAAAAACGGGGATTCTGCCCCATTTTAATACTCGATTAAGATATTAAAGATAGAGGTATACGATGGCAACGAAGAGAGTAACACACACCTTCCGGAAAGGAGACATCCTGGAGGTGAAGGAATACCATGATGGCAGGTATGGAGCAAGGGGACTGCCAAGAGAAAAGAAGAGAAAGCCTACACCGGAGCAGATGGCAGTAGTGAATGCTATGAATAAAGCAGAGACAGCCAGACACAGATTGTTGGAGTACTTTGGAAAGGGGGACTACTTCCTGACGTTGACGTACAGAGTCGAGGCAAGACCTCCGGACATGGCGAAAGCAAAGAAGGATTTCACGAATCTGATAAGCAAGCTAAGGACAAGATACAAGAAAGAACAGATCGAATTGCGCTGGATCCGGAACATTGAGAAGGGAACCAAGGGAGCATGGCACATTCACATGGTCATCACCGGATGCCGGGATACGATCCGCTGGGTGGAGGAATGTTGGCCACATGGTGGAATCTATGCAGAACAACTGGAGAAAAGCAAATACTACGAAGAGGATTTCTCACAGCTCGCATCCTACATCACCAAAAACGAGAAGGTGGGAGAAAAGAGGGAGGATGGAAAGAGGGACAAGCCAAGACTCAGCGAATCTAGTTACAGCACTTCGAGGAACATGCCACTGAAACCACCAAAGAAGAAAAAACTGGCAAGATGGCCAAAAGAAATCAAAAAGAAGAACGGCTATTACATTGCCAAGAGCTATGAAGGAATCAATCCGGCCACTGGGTTCAAGTACCGTAGATACACATTGATCCGGTTGAACAGGAGGATTTGAAGACATGAAGACAGTGAAAGTCTACATAGAGACAACCGTCACAGGACCATTTGTCCGGGATGGGAAATATGGTGCAGCCTTAGTATTTATTAAGCAAAACGGAGAAGTGAAGGACCTGTTCATACAGGGCGAAGAAACAGAGACAACACATAACCGCAGTGTACTATTAGCCATGATCCGGGCAATGCAGAGATTCACAGAGCCATGCCATATCATATTCTACACAAGGAATACATTTATCCGTGACATGGTTCAGGCAGACAACCCGGAGAAGTGGAGACGTGCAGAGTGGAGAAAGTCGGATGGAAAAGACATACAGAACAAGGAACTGTGGCAGTTGTTCCTGGAAGTGAGTAAAGAACACGAGATAGAGATCGTATACGAAAACAACAGTGAGTATAAAAGGACGCTTGAAGCGTACTTACAAGGAGAAGAGGTATAAAGATGTTTGAGAAGTTTGGAGAATTTGATTCTTACGAGGAGATCAACCGTGCGGCCAAAGCACAGTTGGAAGAGGGAGACTTAGAAGCAATCAAGACAATCGCAGAGGAGAATGGACTGGATCCGGAAGACGCAGAGGACTTTTACACCGGTGCAATCGAGGAGCTGACAACATCGAGTCTTGCAGCTATGGGAAAGCTGGAACTGGAAGCGAAAGATCTGAGTTTGACAGGAGCATTGAGAGATTGGACGGATTTTATCAAGCAGTTATGTTTAGAGGACGAAGAGATGGCTCTTGCAGTCAGAAGAAAAGGAAAGTCATTGAAAGACTGCATGGCTTTGGTCTTGAAGACGGCATTTAATGCCAAAGCACGGCTGGATGACAGGATCACAAAGGCAGCAGGACTGACACCACCGTTGTATATAAGCATACCGGGAAAGGCACAGATCAAAGAAATCGTGAGGGAATATTACCTGGGTGAGAAGAAATGAGAGTATACAAAGGGTTCAATAAAAAAATTCAGGCAAAACACGGAAAAGGGACATTCCAGTACGAGAAAGGGAAGACCTACAAAGAAGAGAAAAGCAAAACAAGATCAACTGGATTCCATGCGGCGGAGTATATCCTGGATTGCCTGCAGTGGTATCCGATCGATGGAAAGAACAAATTCTTCCTGTGCGAAGCTGGCGGAAGTATAGACGAAGAGGATGGATGCTCAATGGTCGTATCTACAGAGCTGACATTATTAAGAGAACTGACACTTATGGAGATTGCAATGGCGGCAATGGAATATATGATCATACATCCAAAGAGGGCATGGGAGAAAAGAGAAAGAGGTGCATACGCAGAAAAAGAGCGGTCAAAAGCAATCGGAGAGACAAAGATAGCAATCGCAAGAGGAAAACATCCGAAAGTGAAAGGCGAATACGGAACCGTGATCGGACTGATCGTAGAGGACGAGAAAGGCAAGCCAGTGGCAGCAGGCGTGAGGAATGTTGACGGAATACAAGCGAAAGCGCATCAGATCTATTCCATGACAGAAGAAAGAGAATGGGTGGAGGTGCAGAAATGAAACGAAAAGCGATTGAGTGCGTTGCACCGAAGAAACCGGCAGGAAAAGGACTCACAGCCACGCTACAGGAGTTGGAGAAAATCCTGATCCTAAATATCTATCAGGCGAAGGAACTGCTGGTACGGTACTGTATCAACTGTGAGACAGGGGAACATGAGTACTGGAAAGAGCAACATGGGTGGAGAAAAGGTGGCATCCTGAATGCACTGAACGAGGACTGGCGAGATTGGGAATGGAGAACATATGACGATTATCCGAAACTGCAGAAGAAAGACGCAAACAGGATCAAAGAATTGATTAGACACAGAGCGTGGAACAACAGCCCGTGGGAGAGAATCAACGGATTGGAACACAGCTATAACAGCGAGATCAGGGAAAGATGTGAAACAAACCGGAAAATAAAACTCATGAACCTGATGAGAAAAGTTCCAGGTCGTCCGAAGAATCTAAGAGAATGGTTTTTTGAACAGGCAGCAGGAGAGGATTACATGTTCCGGAACAGGGAAACGAAAGAATTTGTCTGTACGAACTGCGGGGAATACAGCTGGCCGGAAGAAATCAAGCGGCAGGACGGAGAAAAGAAGATCCGGCACAACGACATGGTATTCTGCCCTTCTTGCGGAAAACTGGTGCGGGCAAAGACAAGAACAGACCATATCGAACAGAAATGGAAGAGCTGCTATCTCATCCAGCCAGTAGATGAAGATACGAGCGTACTCCGGATCATAGAAGCAAAGGTCGGATGGGATAATGGAAGACATTATGTCGAGTTTGGAGATGAAATCAGAATCCTGCTGTACAAGGTCTACTCCAACAGAAAATTGAAGAAGACATACATGATCTATTATGAGGACTCCTGGGATGGATGGACAAAAGGAAACCGGAAAAACCTAAGAGCAAGAGAAGGATACTTGTATCCGGAAGAATTTGGCCAGATATTAGACGGAACCACTTACAGCGAAGCAACAAGAGTCCTGGAGCATTTATCGAAGACGGGAATGGAACTGAACTACAACAGACTTGTGGCAGGGACAGGACAGATGAAAGGATATGCACAGAAGATCGAGTACCTGGCAAAAGGACGCTTTTGGAATCTGCTGAGAGATACGATCGGCTGTACAGACTATCCGGGATATCCGACACAATACTATGGACCACTGGACATGAGAGAGGAAAGCATTGAGGGAATGTTCAGAATCCAAGACCGTCAGAAGATCAACCGGATCCGTGACGAACATGGCGGGAACAGAATGGTACGCTGGATGCAGTATTCGGACGAGACAGGGCAGAAGATCTCAAAAGAGACGGTACAGTGGATGATAAAGAATGAGATAGAACCGAGCGACATCCGGGAACTGGAAAAATATATGAGTCCACAGAAAATCATGAACTACATCGAAAGGCAGAAAAAGGAACAATATGCAGGAATGACGGCAGAAGCCGTTCTTGAAGAATATAAAGACTATCTCAGTATGTGTGAAGCGTGTTGCAAAAATATGGCTGACGAGATGGTCTACCGTCCAAGAGAGCTAAAACGCAGACATGATGAAGTTGTTGTAGACCGGCAGCAGATACAGATCTTGAAAGAATTGGAAAACAATGCAGAGGGAAAAGAAGCATATGCACAGGAGATGCGGCAGAAGTTTCCAGAAGCAGAAGAGATCCTGAAAGAGATCAAGAGCCGATATGAGTACGAAGATGAAGAGTATAAGATCATTGTACCGAACACGTTAGTGGATATCGTGAAAGAAGGACGTGCGCTGCATCATTGTGCCGGCAGCAGTGAACGATATTTTGACAGGATCGAGAGCAGAGAGACATACATTTGTTTCCTGCGGAGACAGGAAGCACCGGGAATCCCATTCTACACGATTGAAGTAGAGCCAGGAGGCACAATCAGACAGCACAGAAGCTATTATGACGAAGAGCCGGGAATCGAGGAAATCCGGGTATTCCTGAAAAGCTGGCAGAAGGCAATCAGAAAACGTCTGACAGAGGAAGATAAGAAGTTGGCCAAGATCAGCAAGATCAAGAGAGAAGCTAATATTGCAGAGCTGGAAGAGAAAAAGAATATAAGAGTCCTTCAGGGATTGGCGGAAGATTTCCTTGAAGCAGAAGAGATAGAAAAAGAACTGGAGGCGGTTTGATGGAATTAGTACAGTACCAGGATTATGAGGAATACAAAAAGGCAATGAATACCGTCCTGAACAGAACAGTGGAAGATTTTGTTATGACAGGATATTTACTGAAACAGGGAAGAGATACAGATATCTTAAAGAATTCCGGATACAACAATGTAAACGAATTCGCCTGGGCGGAATACAAGCTTGAAGCTACACAGGTATCAAGGTACATCAGAATCAATGACAGATTCTCAGAGGGTGGCTACTCTCCGAGACTGCAGGAGCATTACAAAGGATTTGGCTATGCGAAGCTGGCACTGATGCTGACGCTTCCGGAAAGCGTAGCAGAAGAGCTGACACCGGCATACAGCAAGTCAGAGATTCAGGCGGTTAAAGAAGAGATAGAAAGCGAAGAAAAGATCACAGATATCGAAGTCATTTTGGAAGGCGAGAAAGAAGAACAGAAAGAACTCGACAATCTGGAAAAAGCAATCCATCAGATCTGCATGGATGAACCGGAACTGTATCTAAAGCTGCATGAGGCAGTCAGAACAAGCATAGGAACAGGACGGATCAAAGAGGTGTTAGCACCGGACGGGGACAAACTTTACAGCGTAAGACCACAAGGCTGCGGAAGAATTATGCTCTATCTAAACGATGAGAAAGACGAGGTCATACTGCAGGTTGTAAGACAAGGATTGAAAGAGAAATACGCTTGGGAGAATATTTTAAGCTATCTCGTCCTGATCACAGAACAGGAAGATGCAAAACAGAACTGGGAGGAACTTTACGGACAGAAATATCCGGAAAAAGAACAGATTGCACCAGTGCAACCGAAGAAAGAGAAGAGAAAAGAGTCAAAGGTAGTGAAGGCGAAGCTGCCAAAACCAAAAAAACCGGAGAAACAGGAGACGGAGAAACCGATAGAGCTTCCAAACGACATTCCGGGACAGACAGAGATTGAGAAAGATTTTCCGGAAATGCTTCCGGAAGCGGGGAAAACGCAGGAAATACAGAGCGATTTTATCAGAGCAGGACAGCACAAAGAGGAAAATTGCACCAGTGCAATGCTGGAACCTGTGGAGATTGTGGAAAAACCTGTGGATAATTCAGAGCAGATAGAAGAAAATGCGAGAAACACAGAAGCGGGAGCCAATTCAGAACCGGTGGATAAGTCCGAAGAAGAACAGAATCCGGCTGGCAGCAGATGGGAATACATGAAGACAATGGAATCATACAAGATGGCGCTGTACATGGCAGCATCCGTGAAAGAGATGCCTCACATGATGTTGAACTCAGCAGAGTATTGGAAGAAATGGTTAGAAGCAGAGGTGGATGAAAATGGAGATGAACTCAGTAAGAAATAAGGCGATTACATTATGAGTATCGATTATTCAGACATGGCATTTCCAAAATTAGTCAGTAAGAAAAAAAGGAAATCACATAAAAAGAGCATCCTCAAGAGTAGAAAGGGAGTCTGCTATCTCTGTTTGATACTCTATGACGATCCTTCCAAGAAGTACACGGAGGAACATCATATCATGTTCGGATCCGGACAGCGCGAACTATCTGAGGCAGATGGACTAAAGGTAGATCTGTGTCGGAATCATCACAAAGAAGGACCGGAAGCGGTCCACAATAACCGAGAAATGCGGGAACTACTCTGCAGAATAGCACAGACAGAATATGAGCAGGCACATACGAGAAAAGAGTGGATGGCAAGATATAAGAAAAATTATTTATAGTTACCTCCGCTGAATGGCGTGGAGATAAAAGTATGTCACAATACTGCAACATGATAACAAAGACTTCCTCCCTGGATGCGGCAGGGAGGAGAAAGGAGCAGATAAGTGCCAAAAAGACAGAGATCGAAAAGCGAATTGGCTGAGATAAATGCAAAAGCAAGACAAGAAGGAATGAGTTATGGACAGTACGTGGGATTAATGTACTGCGAAGAAAGAGACGAGATGGAAAGAAGGAGAAGATATGACAGAAAAAGACGCGAAAGATTTGGTTGATTGGTTGGATCAGGCAGAAGCAGAAACAAAAGCAACAATTGCAGAGCATGAAAGAATCGATCCTTTTTATGACGGAGTACTTTCAACGATCCAGACAGTCCGTGAATATATCAAGAAAATGCGTAAGGTGGATGAAGCGGAAGGAGAGAAACAGATGAAAGAGATTATAGCAGATAGCAAGTTTGAGCATATCGAAGAAATTAAGCCGTTTTTCTGGTGGGCAGGAAGTTTGAGCATAGAGCAGGCAATCACACACTTGACAAAGCGGTACGATGAAGAGGAAGCACACAATCTGTTGGATGAAGAGTTAGAATTTGTATCTGACTACATGAGAAATAATCACGGAGCTGTCGAGCAGTACGGAATTTACCTTCTTCCGGAATTCATGATTGGATATGATGACATAGAGATTGTGATTGTAGCGGCATCCGAAAACGAGCGGGCTACGGTGGTATTCTCGGATATTCCGGTAGTTAAGCGAGGTTGCGGAAGAATATGAATAGAGAAATACTTTTCAGAGCGAAACATATCCATACAATGGATAGTAATGAGCATCTCAATGAAACATGGGTGTATGGCTATCTTAGTGATAAAGATTATATTTACGATAAAAGCCTTGAGGGTGAATTTCTGGTTGATGAAGATACCATTTGCCAGTATACAGGATTAACCGACAAGAGTGGAAAGAAAATATGGGAAGGAGATATAATTAAATACCATTTTGGGGAAGTTTATGCGCCGGTAAAATTCGGAGAATATCAGAGTTGTTTTGATAGCACATCAACGTGCCATGTCGGATTTTATGTGGACTGGGACAAAAACCATGATTTTAGAAAAGACTTGGGGTATTGGATTAAGATGATTGATGCAGAAGTTGTAGGCAACATATTTGATAATCCAGAATTATTGGAAGAGGAGAATGCGCATGGGATGTGAAAGGAGGGATTGATTACAATGGTTATATTGCGACCGGTAGGAACAACAGGAAATCGTCTGAAGTATCTAAGAAAAATCAGAGGACTGACAAGAAAAGAGGCAGCAGTCAAGTTAGACATGAAGGAGGAAAGACTACAAGATCTTGAAACAGGAAGGAAAGGGCTGACGCTAGGAGAAGCAATCAAATATGCAGATACATATAATGTGTCTTTGGATTACATAGCAGGGAGAAAGAAAGTTGAATATTGAAGATGCGATCAGAATCATTAAGGGGTTGGATACATCCAACAGCGAAGAAAACATCGAAGCAAAGAAAATGGCAGTTAAAGCATTAGAGAAGCAGAGACAAAAGAAAATTGAAACATGGAACGGACAAGCATCGTGCCCACACTGCAAATTTTGCGGACAGGCTCTTGATTGGAGTGATGAACAGTGAAAAGAAGTACAGACACGCGCTGGAGTCCTGCAGAGATCCAGCAGAACCAAAAAGAACATTATGCTGATATGGCAGAACATCCACCTGATCGGAAGACAAGTGAGAAGTTTCATCGACCAGCATACCAGGCAGGAAAGCTGATTGAAACACAAGGGCAGCAGTTGTGGCATGGAGATGTTACTGGATATATAGCCAGAAAATACAAGATAGGGAGTGATACCATTGGAGACAATGACGAAGGAAAGGCTGGAAGCATACCGGAATAATAAGACAGAGATATTATCCTTGGACTATATTCTTAATAACAGGTGGCAATCAGAAACCATGTTGGGAAATGATGTGATCTTAGATTACAGTAAGGGATATCCAATGCCGCAGAGCATAGTTGGTTTTGACCAAGAAAAATATGAGCGGTTACAAGAACGTGATTTAAAGAGAAAAGAACGTCTGGAAAAGGAATGTGAAGAGGTAGAGCATTATGTTGAAGGAATCAAAGATGCGCAGCTACACAACATCTTCAGGATGTATTATATTGATGGTGTCAATGCAGTGAATCAGACAGAGGTAGCGAAGATGATTCATCTTGAGAGAAGTACGATAAGTAAGAAAATTGACAGATATCTTCAACTTTCACACAAATCACACGAATCACATATATAATAATACTTGAGCCAAAGGCTGAATTCCTGCGGCTCGTCCTCTCTTTGTATAAAACCCAAGAAGCACCTGCACAGGGATGTGTGGGTGTTTTTCTATGTTGAAATAAAAAATAAAGCATGAGGTTGGAAAGGCATCAGAATAATGTTATAATCTTCTCATATACTTATGAGGAGGACGAGTAAGGTGAAAAAATATATGAATGATGTAATTAGCTTTTGGAAAAAACATTGGGGCAGCTTAGTGGCATTTATAATTTTGGAAAGCATAATAGCATTATTTATTGCTAGTTTCGTGCTAGATAAATGTATAACATTGTCAGTAATGAATGAATGGGTGAGCTTGATTGTTGGTATGGTTGCCATGATAATGGGTGTTATTTCATTGTTTTTAAGTTTCTATAACGTTGAACAATCCAATGATGTACAACGTGAGACTGTTGAAATTATGACAAAAGTTAAAGAAGAAATTCAATTGAAATTGAATGAATTACAATTGGATATGAATAAACAGTTTTCAGATATTAAGTATCAAAAGTATAGCGGCGAAAGTAAAGAACTTGAAAGTGTAAAGAACACGTTAGATGCTAGAAAGTGGGAAAAGATAGATGAGTAAATATTTGAATAAACTAAATGTGGGAATGTTTATATGTGATAAATGCGATGAAAAGGAAGGATTTATCACAGATATAAGAGGAATAAAAGATACTCTATATTTGGATAAAAACAATAAATCTAGTTTTCTATTATTATGTGATTTTAATTTTATTGAATATGAGATACCGAAAGAAGGAGGAATGATTTCCTTTAGATTTTTTGTAAGAACACTAGGTGGATCCCCATCGTATGAGATGCCATTATTAGTTAGTGAAATGGGGCTAAAGAAAGACAATGAAGGAGTAATGACTCATCGATTCCCAGTTTCAATAAATATTGAAGATTTTGAATTTCCTAGAACTGGAACGTATGCAATAGAAATATATAAAGTTTTAGGAAAAGTGGATACTGTAAAAGAAGAGAAAAATCATGATCTGTATAGAAAAACAGAGAATTTTGTCAGTGCAATATCGATAGATGTAAAGAAAGAATAAATATAAGTTTAGTTACAAAATAATAGGCATCCGGTCAGATGACGGGGTGCTTTTCTTATCCCCAAAATCCGGACCATTAGTTCAGTGGTAGAACATTCGCCTCATAAGCGAAATGTCGTAGGTTCGATCCCTATATGGTCCATGAAATAAACTAGAACAGAGGTGACGACAATGGTAGCAGGAAACCCCAGGAGTGCAAATGGAAACCTTCGGAGAAAGCACAGGGCAAGACTAAAAGCAATCGGTGCAGAGTGCGGGATCTGCAGGGGCAGGATGGGACCAATCCATTATGATGAGCCGAGTGACAGCAAGCATCCGCTATCCTTTGTGATTGATGAGATCAGACCAGTGTCCAGATGGCGAGAGTTTGGTTATAGTTCCAGGGAGGCAGCAGCACAGGACTGGAACAACCTTCAGGCGGCGCACTACTGTTGCAATGCAATGAAAAGCAATAAAACATTGCAAGAACTGGAGCAGAGACAAAAGACACAAAAAGCGAACATTCTGGATGGAAACTGGTAAAGAAAACAGGGGTGGGGAGGGATCCCCGCCAGGCGCCGAA